ATGCTCGCCGTTGTTGGGTAAGCCCTTGTCGAGGGCTAGTTGTATGGGCGTTGCATCGAGTGAGGCAAGGGGCTGAGCGAACTTACTCAATAATGTCTCCATCACCAAGATGTACGCATCGAACGCTTCAACACGTTCATCGTCATCGAGATCGTATGCACGCCCAACCTTGGCATTATTGAGTTCATAGCGCAAGGGTTTGAGTACCTTGTCCCATTCGGTTTTTCTCTGAGTCCTCGTTATCTTGTCGATACGCTGTGCTTCCTTCGCCTCTGCTACGGCTGTTTTAATTGCATCCATTTCCGCTGGGTGTATGCGTTCCTTCAATAATCTTTGGTGAAGATCGTTGGGTTTGAGTTTAATGTATGCTTTGTGCATGAGATTATTGAACCTCGTATGTGTGAAATGTTAAAAAAGGTGAGCCTAAATAGTTTTGCCATGTGATGTGCCAAGCGGAACACCGCATGAATGCTAGTGTACAGCGAAATGTGGCAGGGTATCTATGTAATTTCCAAAAGGGTAACGCCAAGCAAAGAAAGAAAAGTGGCTTGCTCAGGAAAATATACACACCCCCTAGAAAAGACTCCCATATATATACATATATATAAAAAGATAGATAGATAGCCAGATTTTGCGGGAACGCCTGTATTCATGCGGTGTTGCAGGTGGTGCAACAAGTGGCAAAGTTCTTTAATCTCCGCCATCGGTATTTTACAGCACCTATGGTCTTCAATAATCTCAGATAATTGAAGATCGGGGACTGAGTCCCCGACTAAAGGTTCAGAGTAAGCTGCCTCATGCCACGACTCCACTCTTCAAAGGCTTTGCGTGACTCGAATACAACGCCACGCTTCTCGGGTGCACGCTTACGGAACACATGGATGTGGTGCTGTGATCCATAGCTGATGGTTTGGTAGTGGTAGTCGATGCCACCACGTGTGATTGTGCCTATCTCCTTGATGATTGGCTGGATTAGATTGCGCATGGTTATTCTCCTGTGATGATGAGCATGAGTTGAAAGCCGAGCAAGAACGATCCGCCAAGCGTGAGCAATGCCCACAATGGGGCAACGCCGTACTCGTTCATGCCGTTGAAGCCTACGACGATGGATGTAACAAGTGTGAGTGAACACACTATGTGCGAGATGACTTCTGTTGGTTTCATGGTTGACTCCTTTCAACGAATGATGATTGACATGGGGCGGTTGTTACGGCACGCCTCACGATATGCGTGGAACATGATTTGTCTGATGAGATTAAGGTTGCTTTTGCTCATGATGAACTCCTTGAGATTATTGATTGGACACGAAATGAAACAACGCAAGAGCCCCGCCCTTGCGCTGATCTGGGAGATTGGGGACTGAGTCCCCGATTGAGATTATTGAAACGAAACAGACTCACGCAGTTGTGTGAGCAACGCATTGAACTGCTTCTGTGTTAAGCCTGCCTCAATAATCTCGTTGGCGAGCTTCTTGACAAGCTTGGGTGATACTTCGACTGCGTCATTAGACTCAGAGCCACAGATGAATGAGACTGTGCGACCAAGAGCCTTGCGACAAGCTTCATAAGACTTTGCACTTGAGCTTAGCACTTGCTTGCCTGAGCCTGAGCCTTCGCCCGTCACAAGCTTGACCGAGTAGACACTAGCGAACTCAGGCAACAAGATGGAACGAACACTCTCACGAGTCTTGCGACCAAGTTGCTTCTTAAGCGCATTGCGTGCAATGTCTGCTTTCGCAGATGCGTCACTCTCTGACTTGATGATGACGACTTGGGACTTGATAGATACTGACATGGTAACTCTCCTTGAGTTGATTGGGGACTGAGTCCCCGATTGGTTGTTGTGTCTCCGAGGGCGATCTCCCTCATTGACAACTCTAGTTTACAAAGTATGGGGGAAAATAAACTTGCCTAAAGTCTGCAGAGTTGGCTGTGGCGTTGACCCCACCCTACCCCCACCAACCCGTTTTGGGGCATGCCGATGGATAGGACATAAACACTATTCCATAACCACGATTCCAATTTTTCAAATTCCTGACCGCAAACACCCCACCCCCCTAAAAATTATAAAAATTTCCAAGGTACCATGTCAAACGTTGGACACGGCATAATAAAAAAAGCCCCAGCGGTTAGGCCGGGGCTTAAAGAGGCGAACCTCAAGGAGAAGCAACAGAACAAAAAATTTGCACCATTGCCGAAAAGAAGTGTACACTAACTGCAACGAGGCAACAAGTGCAACGCCAGCACTAACCCTACGCAATGCTAGAACATTTGATTAACGGCGAGTTTCATCCAGAGGTGGTAGACGCCACTGCGGAAGTGCTGTCTTTTGAAAAGGCAGATCCAACTGCAACCATCGACGCCAAAGTCAAGACGGCTCAGTGGCTAAAAGACCTAGAGCTTGAGGACGAAGCGATTGAGTCCAAGGCAGAACAAGAATCTGCCCGTAAGTCTTTTGCAAGTCTCGTGACAGGCCAGCCTGTTGGGAATACGCAACAAGCGTTAGCTAACTTAAAGACTCCTGCTGCAGTGCAGCATTTAGTTGGGATGCTTACTGCCTACGATTGGGCGTTTGTCGAGCAAGCCAAAGAACTGCGGGGCTATGCAGTGGCTCAGATCCTAGAAGAAGTCAAACATCCAGACGCACGCATTCGCCTAAAGGCGCTAGACATGCTGGGCAAAGTCACGGAAGTGGCGCTGTTTACCGAACGGGTTGAGGTCAAGAAGACCGAGATGTCGGACGTTGAGCTAGAAGCGCGGATCAAAGACAAGCTCAACAGGTTCATGGGCGTGATCGACGTGGTCGATGTGACGGAAGAACCCTCGAAAGATGAGACCGATGAAGCCTGAGCAATTTACAACGCTCAGTAGAGTAGAGCTAGAGGCCATGCAGAGGGCGCTTCCGCACATGACTCTTCAAGAAAAGATGGAGTTGTTCCAAGATTTGGAGATGCGTGAGTCCCGCGCCAGCCTGCAAGCGGCTAAAACAAACATGTTGGGGTTCGCAACGGCCGTGTACCCCGGCTTTAAGATTGGCCCACACCACAGGAAGCTAGCTAAGATCTTCACGGACGTGGTCGAGGGTAAGAAAAAGCGCGTGATTATCAACATCGCGCCTCGTATGGGTAAATCTGAGTTCTCGTCCTACCTGTTCCCTGCGTACTTTCTAGGTAAATACCCTGATAAGAAAATCATCATGGGCACGCACACTGCGGGTCTGTCTGAAGACTTTGGTCGTCGGGTGCGTAACTTGATTGATTCAGATGAATATCGAGATGTTTTCCCCCAAACTATGGTGGCAGATGACCAAAAAGCTGCCGGTAAGTGGTCTACAAGCGCTGGCGGTCAGTACTATGCTGCTGGTGTCGGGGGCGCTCTTGCTGGTCGTGGTGCTGATCTGTTCGTTATTGACGATCCTCACTCGGAGCAGGACGTAAAGTCAAACTCTCGACTCGCTTTTGATACAGCTTGGTCTTGGTTCCAGACCGGCCCCTTGCAACGTCTGATGCCGGGCGGTGCGATCATTGTGATTATGACCCGTTGGTCGCTGTTAGACCTGACTGGGCGCCTGATTGACTACCAAGCTAGGAACCCAGAAGCCATTCCATGGGAGATTGTGGAGCTTCCAGCCATTTTGAACGAGGACGAGGACACCGAGAAGTCTCTGTGGCCAGAGCAGTGGCCACTTGAAGCGTTAAAAGCTACCAAAGCGTCCATTGACCCACGGTATTGGAACGCGCAGTACATGCAGCAGCCCACCGCTGAGAACTCTGCCATTGTTTCGCGCAAAATGTGGCGTATTTGGGAGTCTGAAGAGCCGCCAAGCTGTGAATACATCATCCAGTCATGGGATACGGCGTTTGAAACCAAGAACAACTCAGACTATTCTGCATGCACAACGTGGGGCATCTTCTATAACGAGGAAGAGAACGACACGCCCCAGCTAATCTTGCTGGATGCGTTCAAAGACCGCATGGCATTCCCAGAACTTAAGACTGTGGCGCTCAAACACTACAAGGAGTGGGAGCCAGATGCGTTCATTGTGGAGAAAAAGGCGGCTGGCGCACCACTGATCCAAGAACTTCGGGCTATGGGCATACCTGTGCAAGAGTTCAGCCCGTCCCGTGGCAATGACAAGACTGTGCGTGTCAACGCTGTTGCAGATTTGTTCAGTTCAGGTAAAGTCTGGGCACCCGACACACGCTGGGCACGAGAAGTAATTGAAGAGATGGCGGCTTTCCCCGTTGGAGAGCACGATGACTACGTGGATACGACCACACAGGCGCTGCTACGCTTTAGGCAAGGCGGCTTTATTTCTTTGGACACGGACGAGAAAGACGATCAGCAGTACTTCCGCCGTAAGACGTACGAATACTACTAGGAACACACATGGCAACGAATATCGACAAAGCGCTGTACCAACAACCAATGGGCATTGACGCGCTGGGCGAACAAGAATCCCCCTTGGAGATCGAGATCGTTGATCCCGAAGAAGTCACCATTGGTATGGATGGTGTAGAGATCACCATTGGCAAGGAAGACCCAGAGGAAGAAGGCTTCAGCGATAACTTGGCTGAGTACATCGATGATGGTGCGTTGCAGTCATTGGCTGGCGACTTGGTGTCTGACATTGACCAAGACAAACAGTCACGCAAAGAGTGGGAGAAGACTTACGTTGATGGTCTGAAACTGCTCGGCCTACAAATAGAAGAGCGCACCGAACCATGGCAAGGCGCTTGCGGTGTGTTCCACCCCATGATTACAGAAGCCGTTGTGCGCTTCCAAGCTGAGACAATTACTGAGACGTTCCCTGCTGGCGGCCCCGTGCGCTCTAAGATCATCGGCAAAGACACGCCCGAGATGAAAGAGATTTCGGCCAACATCGAAGACGACATGAACAACGAGTTGACCGAGGTCATGACGGAGTACCGCTCTGAGCATGAGCGCATGTTGTGGTCACTGCCAGCTACGGGTTCTGCATTCAAGAAGGTCTACTATGATCCCAGTTTGGGACGTCAAGTCTCTATGTTTGTGCCAGCGGAAGACATGCTCTTGCCTTACGGCGCAACAGATTTGGACACTTGCCACCGTGTTACGCACGTCATGCGCAAGACCAAGAACGAGATCATCAAGCTTCAGCAAGCAGGGTTCTACGTAGACATTGATCTGCCTGATGCGCCCAAAGACCGCACTGATATTCAGAAAGCCAAGGATAAAGAGACAGGCTTTAACGATCTGAATGACGACCGCTACACCATCTATGAGTGCCACGTTGACTTGAACCTTGAAGGGTACGAGGACATGACTGAGGCAGAAGATGGCGAGGAAGAAGAGACCGGCATCATGTTGCCGTACGTGGTCACCATCCTCAAAGGCTCTAACGACATCCTGTCAATACGCCGCAACTGGAACGAAGACGATGACCTCAGACTCAAGCGCCAGCACTTTGTACACTACCAATATATCCCCGGCTTCGGAGCATATGGTTTTGGCCTCTTCCACCTTATCGGTGGTTTTGCCAAGTCGGCCACAAGCCTTATGCGTCAGTTGGTTGACGCAGGAACGTTATCTAATCTTCCGGGCGGACTCAAGTCCCGTGGATTGCGAATCAAAGGTGATGACACGCCTATCGCCCCCGGTGAGTGGAGAGACGTTGACGTAGCTTCTGGCAACATCAGAGACAGCATCTTGCCGCTCCCGTACAAGGAGCCAAGCGCTACGTTGTTTAACTTGATGCAGACCATCGTGGACGAAGGCCGCCGGTTTGCCGCAACAGCCGACATGAAAGTGTCTGACATGAGCGCTAACGCTCCTGTTGGCACAACGCTGGCTTTGTTGGAGCGTCAGTTAAAGGTGATGACTGCGGTGCAGGCGCGTGTGCACTTTGCCCTGAAGCAAGAGTTCAAGCTCTTGAAGAACATCATCCGCGACTACACCGACCCAGACTACACCTATAACCCTGAGTACGGCTCACGCAAAGCTAAGAAAGCCGACTACGACTTGGTGGACATCATCCCCGTGTCAGACCCCAACGCGGCCACCATGAGCCAGCGCGTGATCCAGTACCAAGCTGTGATTCAGATGGCGCAAATGGCTCCGGACATCTACAACTTGCCAGAACTCCATAGAGGGATGCTAAACGTTCTTGGCATCAAAAACGCAGAGAAGCTTGTACCAATTGAGGACGATCAAAAGCCAATCGATCCAGTTCAAGAAAATCAGAATGCACTCAAGGGCACACCACTTAAAGCGTTCCTGCACCAAGACCATCAATCGCATATACAAGTGCACATGATGATGCTGCAAGACCCGATGATTCAGCAGTTCATCGGCCAGAACCCACAGGCTCCCAAAATCATGGGCGCAATTACGGCGCACATTGCAGAGCACGTTGGCTACAAAATGCGTCAGCAGATCGAGCAGCAGTTGGGTATGCCGTTGCCTCCCGAAGACGAGAAGTTGCCACCGCAGATTGAGATTGCCTTGTCGGGCATGATGGCTCAAGCGGCCAACCAAGTACTGATGCAGAACCAAGCGCAGGCGGCGCAGATGCAGGCACAGCAGCAGATGAAAGACCCCGTGTTGCAGTTGCAGATGCAAGAGTTGCAGTTGAAGGCACAAGAACTAGAACTCAAGAAACAAAAGATCATGATGGACGCTGCTGCCAAGGCCGATGCACAGGCTTTGAAAGAGCAAGAAGTCAGTGGCAAACTGGAACTGGACGCTCTTCGCACAGGTGCGCAAATCAAAGAGAGCGAATTCAAGCAACAGTTTGAACAAGAACGTGCCGGCCTCCAAATGGGTGCTGACATCGCAAAGAGTAAAGCCCAGATGGATTTACAAGCGCGAACTGCTGCGCTTCAAAATAGCAGGAACCAAGGCTCTAGAAAATGATCCAAGACTTCGCACACGTATTGCGCAACCAAATACGCACCGACATGAACAACTACGCCGACGATATCGCCGGTGGAGCGTGTCGATCATTTGAGGAATACCAAAAACTCTGCGGGATTATTTCAGGTCTAGCTCTCGCAGAGCGTTATGTTCTTGACCTGCTGAAGAAAGTTGAAGACTCCCATGAGTGATGTAGGATTGATCTTACCCCCCGGTATTTCGTTGCCGCCACACATCCAGCCAGTCGAACAGCCTGACGAAGATGATGATAACGATACAAAAGCAGGTGCACTGCCCGTCCCAACAGGTTGGAAATTGCTCTGCGTAGTCCCTGAAGTCGAACAAAAGATTGCAGGTACATCACTGGATCTCGTGAGAGATACCGCCACTATGCGTCAAGAAGAACACGCCACTACGGTGTTGTTTGTATTGCGTGTAGGCCCCGATGCGTACAAAGACACCGCCAAGTTTCCCAACGGAGCATGGTGTAAAGAGGGCGACTTCGTGTTAGTACGTACTTACTCCGGTACAAGATTCAAGATCTTTGGCAAGGAGTTCCGTCTCATCAACGATGACCAAGTTGATGCTGTTGTGCTAGACCCTCGCGGCTTGACCCGCGCTTGAAAGGAAGAATATGAACGAACCCTACAAGTTCCCCGACGAAATCGAAGACAAGAAGTCTGACGTTGAGTTTGAGATTGAAGGCGATGATGTAGAGATTGAAATCGAAGACGACACGCCTGAGCGTGACAGGGGCCGCAAGCCTCTAGACCGTGAAGTGCTTGATCCAACCGACGACGAGATCGAGTCTTACTCTGAAAAAGTCAAAGGACGCATTAAAGAGCTGACCCACGCCCGTCATGACGAGCGCCGTGTCAAAGAAGCGACAATGCGTGAGAAACAAGAGCTGGAGCGTCTAGCACAGCAGTTGATTGAGGAAAACAAACGCCTCAAGCAAAACGTTTACACAGGACAAGAAGCCATCATTGAGGGCGCTAAGTCTAAAGCCGAGTCCGAACTCGCTATGGCACGACGCAAACTCAAAGAAGCCCAAGAGTCCTACGACACGGATGCCATCATTGAAGCCCAAGAAGCTGTGATGGATGCAAAGATTCGTGCAGAACAAGTAAAAAATTATCGTCCAACCCCTTTACAGGAAGATAATTTTGAGGTACAAACGCAACAAGCCCAACCCCAAAAGGCTGAACCGGACGAAAAAACTCTGCGCTGGCAGGCAAAAAACCAGTGGTTTGGACAAAGTGGGTTCGAGGAATACACCAGCTACGCACTAGGGCTGCATCAAAAGCTAGTCACAAACGGAGTGGATCCCCGCTCTGCGGAATACTTCGAGCAAATTGACGCTCGCATGAAGTCAACGTTTCCTGATCTATTTGGTCGGAGCGAAGACAAGCCAAGGTCTGGTGAGGCTCAAAAGCGACCTACGACAGTGGTGGCCTCTGTATCTCGTTCTACGAGTGCAGGAAAAATTAAGCTAACTCAGACGCAAGTAGCGTTAGCTAAAAAATTTGGTTTAACCCCGCAGCAATACGCTGCACAAGTAGCAAAACTGGAGAGTTGAAATGGCTGAAACAATTGACCGCTCAAATCGTGACTTAAAGTCACGCGAAAAATCTGTTCGTGCAGTATACGTACCGCCGACAAACTTGCCTGATCCAACGCCTGAACCGGGCTATGTGTATCGCTGGGTAGCGACTCACATTCTGGGACAAGCGGAAGTAACTAACGTGTCGCGCAAAATGCGTGAAGGTTGGGTGCCGGTGAAGGCAGATGACCATCCAGAATTGATGCTGGTGGGCAACGAAAAGACTGGGAACGTGGAAATTGGTGGCCTCATGCTCTGCAAGATGCCTGCCGAAAAAGCTAAAGCCCGGGACGAGTACTATGACCAACAAGCTCAAAACCAGATGGAATCAGTTGACAACAACTTCATGCGACAAAATGATCCACGTATGCCGCTGTTTGCCGAACGAAAGTCGTCATCAACGCGTGGTGGATTTGGTTCTGGTTCTAAATAAACTTAGGAGTCCTTAAATGGCATCTACCGCTTC